AATTTCAAAGCGAAGATCACTGCGCGGGGTCTCCGAACAGCGGAACGCCGTTCATCCAGATGCGCGCGATCGAGAGGTCGCAAGTGCGGGTAACGGCGTCGTTGCCCTTTTGCTGAGCGGCGCCGACTTTGGTGATCTTGATTCCCTGGAGCGTGTCCGTGCGAACGTCGATCGCGTTCACGTTGAATGAGACCTGGTAATCGAAAAAGACCGACATGAGAGGCGTCTGTCCGCCGCCAGTGATCAGAAATGCCCAGTCGTCGAACTCGCTCACCAGCAGCTCTACGGTGCCAGTGCCAAGACCGTAGCCATTGGTGCGGCCCACAGTCGTAATCTGATTGCCCTGCACAATGCCGGCGTCCTGAGCGGCCTCATAGGTCAGCGACTGGAGAACGCCGCGCGGATATTGAAACGCCACGCCGCCGAATTGGGGCGCGCTCGAGCCGGTCAACTTGATTGAGGTGAAGTCGTATCGAATGCCGTTGATCGAGGTGTTCTGAGCCATGGGTTATGCCTTCTTCTCCTCGATGGGCTGAGGCGCAGGTTCTTCCGTGGGCCAAGCAGCGACGAAACCGTCACAGCGACCGCAGCCAAGACACGCACCGTCTGCGCGAATGTGCAGAGCCTCAGCGCAGCCGCATTTGACGCAGCAGCGCATTAGTTCGAGCTCACCGTAAGGCCGAGGTTGATTACGATGTACGGCGCGTAGGCATAGGGCTGAACGGCGACCGTCAGAATCAACGTGCCCGTCGAGAACACGTTATTAGTGCGGGTGACGATGCACGCGGCGCCTACCGCGTCTTGCGGCGACGAGTCGACCAAGCCTGCGCGGAGAGCAGCCGAGATCTTATTCTCGATTTCCTGCGCCTTCGATTCGGTGATGACTCCGGGCTGCCCGTTGCGCGTGGTCGTCGGAATCTTTGCGTTGATATAGATCTGCGCATTGAGGCGCGCGATACCGCATGCCTTATTCATCACGCGGCTATTCGCCAGCGGGTAGTAATCGCTGTTCGACGGCTGAGCCGTTAGGCCGCGAGTCAGAAAGATTGGCGAGCCGGCGCCATAGGTACGGAGGCATGTGATGCCCGCGGTGTAGAAACCTTGCGTCGCGTTCTCGTCTCGGAACAAGCTGACCGCGCTTGCAATGCCGCCGTCTGCAAAAGCGCCGACGTCCTGGCTAGGGGAGACTTTCGAGCCGCGAGCACCGGCAGCCATGACCGCATTGCGGCGGAACTGGATGCCGCTCACCGGGGAATTCATCAGCCAGTCGCCAGCGCAGGGGACCGGGCGGCCCGACATGCCAGCGCGCGCCGCTATCACGACCGAGTCGGTGTCGGCAACGTCGACGGTGATGCTTCCCGCGTTCGGCAGTACCGTGCCGAGGGTCGGGCCACCGACGTAGAAGTCGACATAGACGCCGAGTGCGAACAGGGCGAGGCGGGCAGTTTCGAGAGTGGCAACCGTCGATGCCCAGCCGGCCGCGTTCGCCTGAGTCTGGAGCAAGATGACCTGCGAATACGTCGCCTGATTGAGCAGCGTGGTTTGCAGGGCCGTCAGCGCCGCAGTGAGATCTGAGCTGCCAGGCTGAGGACCAACGCTCTGGAACGTATACGTGTCGCCGGCAGTCGCGCTACCCGAGAACGCGAGCACGATTCCGGTTCCCGGAAGCGCATAGGACGCCGCCGAGGTGACCACGGCCGATTGCTGTGCGTTGGCGTTGATCAGCCCATCAAGCGCGTAGGTGAACTGCGACGTGGAAACCGCGCCGCCAGTCGTAATCGTGATCTTGGGGCTGTAGGCATCGACCGGGCTCGCGGTGAACGTCGGAACCGCCGGACCAGCGCCCTGGGGATGCGCAATCGCACCCAGCGTCGAGATCGTATAGATGTCGGCCGAGCCGCCCGAGATATACGAGCCAGCGGTGAAGACGACCGTGCAATAGGTGCCGTTCACCAGGAAGCCGGTGGAGGTCCAACTAGCCTGCGACACCACAGGCGCGCTCGCGGCGCCGCTGCCGAGAGCGAACGTGAAGGCCGCAGTTCCGATCGTGCCGCCAGTCGTGCAGGTGATGGTGATAGAGACGTGCGGCGCGATGGTCAGCGTGATCGCCAGCGCGCCGGGTCCCGTGTGCGTGACAGCGCCGACGCCGCCACGAGTGCCCGGGTTCATCGGCATGACCATCACCGGCGGAGTACCCGCGCGGATGCCGTATCCCGACGCCTCGAGCAGCTCGCCAGCGCCAAGCGCAGTGGTCATCGTGGCGATGTCGCCGTAGGTCGCGAGCGTATTAGGAACGCCCGCAGTACAGCAGCCCATCCACAGCGTGACCTGAGAATTCGATCCCGGCTGGAGACCGAGATTGCCGTCGAGAACGTTTTCGGTAATGCCGGGAAGCGCCATTTTTACCTCGGCGCTCTCCTCAATCCCCGACCGTGGTCAGAGACTCAGGACAGCGCGGTAAGACTGCGTCTCTACGTCTACGCCACGTGCTGAGGCGTCGTAACCGTTGCCGAAATCTGCTCGCTCGTAATCGTCGCTTGGTTCGTAGGCGGAGACATTGGGACCGAGATATCACCGAGAACACATAAGAACGCCCATAACGAACAAGTGCGTTTTGCCGCAATTCCCATCGCCCGCTGATCGGCTTCCAATACAAACCGGGCTGATTCGATCCATCAGTTGCCGCCGTATTGCGCTGGTCTTGAAACGCGCTCAGCACCTGCTGTCGAAGTGTCTCGACCGCATCGGCGTGGTCAATCGGCTGCGCGTTCGTCGTCGTCGAGAATGCAATGCAATAAACATCGCAATTCTCTTTCGTTTCCCAAATATTCATCGTTTCCGGGTCGATTCCAGCGACATATCCGGGCGATTCCCACGGGCCACCGACGGGGACTAGCACCACTTTCGGAGGCGCTGACGACTCGTCGTCGATCTCTTCCTCGCCAAATAGCACGTTGACGCCAGCAAGAAACGCCGAACCCTGCAACGACGTCATTAGCGTTTTTAGGGCGCCGACGGACATCAGATCACGTCAAATCCGATCAGGGTGACGTTCTCGACGCTGGAGGTAACACCGGCACCGCTAAACTGTAGCGTCATGGACGTTGCGGCAGTGCCGACCATATAAATCCCGGTCAACGCCACTTGCTGACTTTGATTCGCGGGAGCCGAGATCGCCACCGATAGAATGACGCTCGCACCGTCGAGTAGCTGAACCGTGATCGGCGTCTGCGCGGTCGCACCGCATGCGATGCTGGCGATAATGCCATAGCAGACATGCTTGACGCCTGCCGCGCCAGCTGACTTGGTTGCAATCGCCTGGGTCGCCGAGCTCGGCGCGTGAACGACGTTCCAGCCGGTGACGCCGAAGATATTTTCAAGCGGGTCCGGCGCGACGATGCGATCTCCCTGGATCTCGCTCATCGGTTCCACCAATCGCAATTGACTGGCGTCCCGACTCCGCGATCGGTCCATCCGCGCACGTCGGTAGTCACCACTGCGAAGCCATCGATGCGGGAGACCATTTCGCCGTCGCCGGGGCTCGGAGGAGTCGAGGAGTCGATCAAGTTGATCGGCGACTGGATGCCCTTCGAAACCTCATCTAGCCACTTCAGTGCGTCTTCGTACCGCTGCCGGATGTTCTGGTCGCCCTGTGACTGCGGCGCATAGCCTCGAGCCGCGAGGAGCGTCCACGCGGCGATGGCGCAGACATTCCCGACGAGGTCGTAGCCCCACTGCAAAATAGGTAGAACATAGTGACTTTGAAGATACGAGTCGGCCGTCGCCGAGGCGTATTGCAATGCCTCGGTCTGTGCGTTCGAATCAACATTCGCCAACGCGCCGCCGAGTAGGCCGAGCCGCGTTAGGTCGGTTGTCGTTGCGTAAATAGTGCCGGCGAGAACGGGCATTATTTCTTCTTGTCGGCCTTGTCAGTGACGGGCTTGGGAGCCTCGATTAGTTCATATCGAAGCCAAAATCCCGCCGCGACATGGTCCTTCAGCGCCTGAAGATCGGCTTCCTCGAGGTCAAGATCGACGGCAGATTCCATTGAAAATCCCCGACCTTCACTCCAAGACGGTGCTTTCCACCAAAATCCTTCGGGCTTAGTCGCAAAAACCTTAACCAGCATTTCTTCTCCCTAGCCGAGATGAAGAACGACAGTTCCGTTGCCAGCGGTGAAAGCGGTGAACGACGAGCCGACCAGCGTGATCGACTGGCCGGCCGAAAACATGTTCGCGCCGGTCACGCTGGTGGCCGTGAGCTCTGCGCCCAGCGTCGTATTGCCGAGCGTCGGAGTCAGAACGCCACCGGTAAGAGGAGTGCCAGCAATATTCGGCGTGATCGTGACCGTCGCGCCGGCTCCAGCTCCGGCCTTATTCACCGACATCGTGACTTTCTTGATCTTGCCGCTGAACTGAGGCGTGAACGTGTAGAGCGTTGCGTTAGCGGCGCTCGTCAGATCGAGAGCTAGATAGATCGCCCCCTCCAGTGTAGCGCTTGGATTGACGCCAAGACCGACTGCAACCCAAACACCATCAGAATCCACCTGGACAACCACGCCAGCCTGAGGACGCGCGCCAGCGTTATCGCTGAGCGCAACCGTCTGATCGTCCGAGGCATAGCAGGGCTGCCCAACATGCTGAAGGTCGATCGAATCGAGATTCGAGAACTTAAAGACACCACCGCGAACGTTGATACTCAGCGCGCCGGCAGATCCCGCCGAGTTATCGACGGTCTGCTCTGAAATTCCCAAGATCAGCTGCGCGGTAGTCGCTCCGCCCTTGACCGCTTGTCCCTTGGTGGCAACAACCGTGGAGGCGCCGACCAACGCGCCTTTCCAGATCTTGGTCGACGCCGACATCGGAAGATTGAGCAGGTACGGGAGAAGCTCATTCCCCGGACCCATCCGACTGAGACTGCGCTCTGCAATGATGTTTGCCATTCGCTTTTACGAGTTACGAGTTACCGCGGATCGCCAGCCACCAGAGGCCATAGGTCGCCACGCCGCGAGCGCGCACGCCCCACTGATAGACGTCACGGGTGAACACTGGCTCGTCGCTTTCGGCCATGCGGCTCTGGAACACCGGCGAAGTGCGCAGCTGCCACACGAACGGCTTCATCGGGAACGAGCCGTCAATCAGGTACCAGGCCGTCGAACTGGTGATATACGGATTCACCAATAGCGAGGCTGCACCCATGAAGGTGTTATCGCTGGGCGCATTCGCCGCAGCCGCACCATACTGAGCAGCGGGCGAGAAGAAGTTCGCAGCCACAATATCGCGGCCCGTCTTCTCGAGAGTGGGGCCGACCATCAAGATCGGGCGACCAGACGAGAAAGCGCCGATTGGAACGCCGTCGCGACCCACATAGCTCTTGCCAGTTGACAGAGCAGTTGCGAACGCGGCGCCGCTAAGTGCAGTCGCAAGGTCGTTCGACTGGGTGCCCGAGAGCTCGCCCGAAGGATCTTTCGGGTGAGCGTTCGAGAAAAACGACTGACCATCGTAGCACAGCGACGCCGCCGCGCCGCCGTTGATGACCGCGTTCGCCACTTGAACGTCCGGCCAAAGAGCTGCCGCGCGTCCCAGCATCGCGGCGCGCACGCCATATAGGCCATATTGATCGTCCTCAATCTTGGTGCGCGGAACCTCGATGTTGTCCTCAAAGAGCAGGTTGGTCGCCGTGAAGCTGCGCGCCACAACGTTGCGGACATAACGCTCACCCACCCACTGACGAAGCTGGGGAATGAAGTCCATCCAACCGTAGACGTTCTGCTCCGAGGTCGACGGAATGGTCGTCGAAATCTGCTGATAGAACGTCGGAGCGTTCTGATAGCTCGACTGGAAATCGAGCCGCAGATTCTGGAAGAATGCACTGAGGTTGGAAGGCGTGATATCCATTGGTCGCTTTCCTTTGCCTTCTCGACAGCGTCCGAATCACCGCGACTCGGGCGCCCTCGACAGGGCGGAAATGGGTTACTTCGTTACACTCCAGTCGCCGACAGATTGCCGACCTGCACCAGCGGCAAGCTGTTTTCGTCGAATCCCAAGAACACGCCCGCAACCGACAAAGTGCCCGCGGTATGCGCAACGGTGTTATCGTCTTGGATGTAGACCTTCTTGCCCATATCGGCCTGCACCACCAGATCGCCGCCCTTGTTGTTGAAGGGAAAGATCCCGCGAACGCAATCGACAGTCAGCGTTCCACTGGAAATGCCAGTAGCATCGACGGTCTTGGTTGCCACGCCGATCGTGATATACGTCGCTGCGGCGTTGTCTCCCGGAATTCCCCAGCCAGTGGTCGAATCAATTACCACTAGCGCACCCTTCCAAATCTTCACATTGGTCTTGACGCCAACAGTGACGATGGGCGGCGTAGCAGTAGACTCGGCGCCCTTCCTCGATACACTTCGCTCTGCGCTCAAACCGGCCATTGTCTTAACCCTTTCCTAGCGGCGAACCGCTTTGCGCAAACGGATTTCATCGAGCTTCGACGCGCGAAGCATGTCGAGACGGTTCTTCAATGCGACCGCGTCATCGCCGACCATCTTTTTGGCGACTTCGATTTCCTTCTCGGTCAGCTCGATGTTTTCGCTTTCATCGGACTCGTCGATGATCGGCTTCCGGCTCACGAGCACTGGCGCGTGCTGCAGGAACGACTTGAGCTCGCGGACACCATCGGCGCCCTTGAGCCGCAATTCCTTCGCCCATTCAGACTTGGCCATCGCGGGGGTGAACTTCCCGGCGAGATCGCCAGCCTTGGCGACGCTGTCAAAATCCTTCTCGGCCTGCTCCTTCTCAATCTTCTCGAGCTTTCGCTCGGCCGCTTCATAGCGCTCGGCCGCAAGGGCGTTCGCGTGAACGACGCCAAGGGCATCGGCGGCGCTCGCGGTCTTAGTGATCGTCAGCAGCTTCTGCTTGATTTCCGCCAAGTCACTGGCAGCGATCACGGCCGATTCGGTATCCGAATCGGGCTTGAGTCCAAGCGCGATAAATAGCGACTCATTCACTTCAGCCATTGGAAGATCTCCTGGAAATGATCGGAACCTTCAGCCAGTCATGCGCCGTCGACGACGGGTCATCGCTATCGGGCTGTTCTTGCGTTGCAGATGCCGCCTTTAGCGGCGCGATGCCGACGGCGGCGGGATTATTCGTCAGTGCGAAATTGATAAGCTCGACTGCGCGGCCCGTCTTCGGATCGACCTTTGCGGCAATCGAGTAGTAGCGATACTCACCAGCCGCGATCATGCTGCGAGCGCGATCGGTCCATGCGATGTTGGTCGCCATTAAGTCGCCGCCTCGTATCTCGGGGACAAACTTCTTGGCGCTGGCGGGAGCCTCAATCGGCGGCCGTTGCAGCGACTGGTGCTCGTAGTCGGCCATCAGGTCGACGCCGCGCGCGGCATATCGACCCATGATTGATTTGGCCGATTCCTCGTCGAAGAGGATTTTATCGCCGTCGCTGTATTCGTTTACGCCGGAATGAAAGAGACGAAGTTCGCTCGGGACGTTTCCGTCTCCTGTTAGCGATGCGACGAAAAGCCGCTTTTCAGTCTCCACATTGACGTTACGATCAGAACGAAATTTCTAATGCAAGAAGTTTTTACTAAGAGGCTGCCTGAACGCCATTGCTCGGCGCGATGGCGCTATCGGTCGGCGCCTTAGCACCATTGGCGGGTGCATCTGCCTGCGCATCGGCCTGCGCATCGGCCTGCGCATCGGCCTGCGCATCGGCCTGCATTTGAGCCTGCTCTTGCTGCTGTTTTGCGAATTCTTCCTCGCTCAGCATGGGGATGCCGCTTCCCTCGAGAATTTGTCGCGTATCGACGCCGTATTTCGCCAATTTGTCGAGCGCATCGCCGAGAAATGACAATTCCTGTGCTTTTTTCAGCCCGTCTTCCGGCGGGTCGACCTCGTAACAGGGATACAGCCTCAGCTCGTCTTCGCCGTGATTGAAACGCGCCCAGTCGCCGAGGACATCAGTGCCAATCGTTCTCAGGCACTTTGCGTCAAAGCGCTTAATATCGCTGCGGACAGTGTCGCCGGCTTTCGCTTGCGTGCCGAGACCGCTCACGCCTTCGGTCGACATGCTCTGACCGAGCGCGACAATCGCAATGCACTTATCCAGATGGTCAATTTGCGACGAGAATGTTTCGTGACTGTTTGCTTTTGGCTCGATCAATCTCCAATCGAACATGTTGCCCGGCTGCCCCTGCGGCGTGACCGAGACCGTCTCGGTTCCGAGCGCGGAGATCGCCTTGCGCGCGGTGTCCTTGTCCTTCTCGTCGGCCTCGGCGGGAACGATGAGCTGAAGAAAGGGCAGGCCGTGCCGCTCGGAATGGCGAGCGCGATCACGGAACGCCCACTGACGGCAGAGATAGAGCATCGCCAGGTGGCGCATCATGCCTTCGAGGCGGCCATACTTGTGACCATAAGGCGTGAACAGCAGCCAATTAGGGTCATCGGGCTCGATCGGGATCACGCCCTGCTTGGTGTTAAGCATGTACGTGTCATCGCCGACGTGGAACCAGAGCGCCGACGGATGCCATGTTTTTATCGTCGGCAACCACTCGCCGCTTGCCGTACGAGTCCACTCCTTGCGTGCTAACCCAACGCCGAGCTGAAGCCCCCAATGGAGCAACGATGCGAGCTCGGAGTCCGGCGCCATGCGCGACCATTTGCCTTCGGCGTCGTCAGAGATACGCTGAGCCTTTTTCCGCTCACGCTCATCCTCGACTTCCATGTGCATCGGAGCGCCGAGAATGGATTGGACGCGCACGTCCATGACGGCGCGAATTCGGTCATCGCGATACATTTGCGTGACGAGCAAGGCGGCGTCGTAGAAAATGCCCATCTCGAGTGATTGGAGAATTCCGGTGATACTGCCGACGCGCTCCCACTGTGTGAAGACGGGGAGAATCAGTTCGCCGTAGGGCTTAATTGGGGGGCGGGCCATTAGAGGCGCCTTACTGGCATGGGACCGATGTCGAACATTTGAGCGCGCTCAGCGTCGAGCATGAGGTCTGTGTACGCCCACACCTCGGCATCGATTCGGTTAGGGCTGCCGTCATAGCCGAGCGGCGTGAACTGACACTGCTCGTCCTCGAGCGCGTCGAAATTTCCGACATGGTGCGCGCGGCCTTGTTCGAATAGCGCCGCCACTGGCTCGGCGCGCACGACCTTGCCGCGCGTGGCTTTGACGGCTTTCGTCGCCACCTTGACACCCACTGCCTTCGCGGCCGTGCGAATGACGTGCTCGCACATTTCGCCGCCGTAGTTGGCCTCGAAGACGATTCGGTCGGCTTTAAATTCTTGGTACGCCTCGATAACGCGGCGCCCCCAGCCGTCGGGCGAGAGTCGGCACGTGCGATCGGCCAATGTGTACCCGTGCGCGTCGATACCGAGACCGGCGACCACGATGCCTTGCTCGTCGTTGTCCTCGGAGTGACCGCCTGACGGATCGACGGCTACGACGACGCGGCGCAGCTCGGGAGCGGATTGGACGCGAGTGCGGTCGAGAATGTCGCGTGTCCAGAGTGCGCCCGGAACGTCGTCGAGGATCTCGGCATAGAGCTCCTGGCGTCCAAAGCGCGTGTTGGAATGCTTCAACCTCATTCGCGCGACAAAGTCCGGCGCAAGGTTGTCTTCGTTGTCGAACGTCGAGCCGCGCACGACAACCGACTGCTGGTCATTGATCAATTCGCGAACGATCCGAACTGGGCGCGGCGTTGTCGTAATCAGCACGCGGGGTTTTGCATGGGGCATGCGCAGCCCGTATTGGAGTTGTGACCATGCGCCGGGGATGCCGGGCTCGCCATCCTCGTCGGCGCGTGTTGGCCATGCCGCGAGCTCGTCGCACCACGCGAAATTGAATTGAGGGCCGCGTAATCCCTTTGGCTCTTCGGCGGAGAAGTGCAGCGCGACCGATCCATTCGGCCATGTCAATTTGCACTTCGACGCCTCGTGGTGCGGCATGAACCATGGCGGCGAAACCGACAGCAAACCTGACGGCCCCTCCAGCATGGTCGTGCGAACGTCAGCGGCGGTGCGAGCGATGAGCGCGATCAGGCAGCCAGGATGCTTTTCAGCGACTGCGCGGACCCATTCGGCGCCTGTCTTAGTTTTCCCAAAACCGCGCCCCGCCAGTAGTAGCCAAAACGTCCAATCGCCATCAGGCGGCAACTGCTCCGGTCGAGCCCATACTCCCCACTCGTATTGCAAACGCTGGTGATCTTCGACGGGGACGGCGTTCAAGAAACCGTCCGCACCGACAGATTCAATGGCGAGCTTCGCAAGGCTCTTACCCACGCTTTGCCGCCAGGTCAGCAACGGTTTTGATCAGGTCAACGCTGAAATGAACCGGTCCGCCACCGTCGCCGCTAACCGTCTGTGCGGGCTTTCCGTAGAGGCGATCAAGTAGTGCGTTGGCAGCCTTGATCCTCGCGTCGTGATCGGGCGCAGTCTCAAGTCGTGAATTGTCGCCAGCACCGACAAGAAACGTCCTCTCAGCTTCCAGCGCTTCAATTAGTGCCTGAATCGCTTTTGGTGCTGCATCGCCGAGCATGGTGAGCTCGGATTCGGACATCTTGCGACGACCGCCGGGACCGCCTGGGTTACCGGCTCCGAAACGCCCAGTTACCGGATCGCGTCCCGTTAGAATCGGAGGCTTTGTTTCTTCCGCCACATGCTTGTTGCGATCAGGAAACTACAGCGAAGTCAACTGACCTTAACAAACAGTCCCATGACCACATCAATCCAGCAGCGCCCGGCATGAGAAGGCGCGTCGGCATCATCCACCAACACTTGGCACTTGATACAACGGAACCGCGGCCGAACCAGCACACGGCTGTGGTGTGCTTTCTCCGCGAACGTCATGCGATGATAACGCGAAGGGCGTTGATATGCTTTCCCGCCCCTAGCCATTATTTCGCCCTTACCGCCCAGATCGCCGCCTCTGCCTTGCGTTCCGCGATCGGCGTTTCCTCGCGCACGTCGCAACTGCGGCAGCTGAACGATCGCCAGAAATATGCCTCGGCAACCGCGAGGCATTGGTCGTAGTACACGCACCAAATGCGGCGGTGTTCGTCCACGCCTTCGGGGGTTAAACAGCCAAGCAACTCAGTTGGTCGCGCGGCGGCTGGCACCGGAATAGCCGCCAAACGCAATCCGGACGCATTAGAGCGCGCCGGACGGCCTCTCCGGTGCCTGGAAAGGTTCAAACACGAAGAGCTGCAATAGCGCGCCGTAACGCTTTGGGGCGTGAACGGGATTTTGCAGATGCCGCAGAGGATCATCGCTCAACCCTCGTCATTTTGATCGTGAGCGTGTTTCCCGTGACGAGATACAGGCGAGTTTGCTTGTTCACCCCGTCACCCCCGCGCGCGAGTCGAAGCGGGAGAACTGGGATTGCCAATGCAGCCGGACGGTCCCAATTGGCCCATTACGCTGCTTGCCGACAATGACTTCGGCCACACCCTTGTCGTCCGAGTCCGGGTTGTAGACCTCGTCGCGGTAGACGAATGCGATCACGTCGGCGTCCTGTTCGATGGCGCCAGACTCGCGTAGGTCGCTCATAATCGGGCGCTTGTCGCTGCGGCTTTCGAGTGCACGTGAGAGCTGCGACAACGCCAGCACCGGACACTCGAGTTCCTTCGCCAACTGTTTCAGCCCGCGTGAAATGCTGCTGATTTCCTGTTCTCGGTTTCCGCCTTTGACGCGTTCGCCCGAGACGAGTTGCAGGTAGTCGACGACCACTAGGCGGCGCCCAGTCGTCATTGCCGCCCACCGTCGAGCCCTTGCGCGAATGTCGGCTATCGTGAGCGTGCCCGAGTCGTCAATCGTCACCGGAAGTGCCGCCAGCCTGCCGGCCGACTTCGTAAGCGCAACCCAGTCGTGCGTTTGCAGCCGTCCCGAACGTAACCGCATGCCGTCGACCGGCGAGTCCGAGGACAAGACGCGCTCGCCGACGCTACCGCGTGACATTTCGAGCGAGTGAACCAGCACGGAGGCGGAGGCAAAGAGGGCAGCATTGATCGCGACGTTGAACGCCAATGCCGACTTTCCCATGCTCGGTCTACCCGCCAAGATCACGAGCTCGCCCGGTTGCAGTCCCGCCAACATGCCGTCGAGTTCTGGATAGCCAGTGGCGATCCCGGTGACGGTGCTTTTCGACTCGAACCGTTTCTCTACCGTCGCGATCGCCTCTCGAATCACCGTCCTCAGCGGCACCATGCGGTTTTCTCGCGGCACCGACAGCAGCTTCAGAACGCCGGCTGCTACGGCGTCGCGATACTCGTCGTCGTCCTCGTCGGCAAACCCAGCCGCTGCCAACTCGCGCAACGTCGCTATGGTTCGACGGCGTTCGGCTTTGCTGCGGACAATGCCGGCGTAGTGG